TCTCTAAGGGGAACCCCTCAGAGAAATAGTAACAAATAGTAGATACATATTGACATATGTATCTACTAAACAATCTTAACCAACAGCTGAATTCACACAGCGGAGCGAGGGAATATGAGGCAGGAATTAGAAACAAAGATAATGAATAGCCTTTTTCCATATAGAAACGAATTACCTTTTGAAGATATAAAAGCGCAGATAACAATCATCCTGTCAGAGTACGAAATCAGCAGACGATGCACAGAAGTAGCAATCAGGGACGAGGACAAAAATAACATGTATGTCGCCATGTTCCTGGCGTCAAAGGCAGCAGGTGGACGAACAGAAAGAACTCTTCACGCTTACAAGAATTATCTTCTGAAGATATTCGCCTCCATAGGAAAGAATGCTGACGAAATAACAGCTGATGACATCAAGCTTTACCTCGCTAAGAAACTCCGGGTGGATAAGATCTCGAAGACAAGCGTAGACAATGAGCGCAGAGCTCTTTCTACATTCTATGGCTGGATGCTCAATAACGAACATATATCAAAGAATCCTATGAATAAAGTTGAAGTCATGAAGTATTCCAAGCCTAAAAAGAAAGCCTTCAGCGACATGGAAGTGGAAAAACTTCGTGATTCATGCCTCACCGAAAGGGAAAGTATGATCGTGGAAGTACTTCTTTCTACCTGGTGCAGAGTGTCAGAACTGTGCGGAATCAGAATCGAGGAGATTGAGGGAGATAAGGTCATTGTCCATGGAAAAGGTGAGAAAGACCGAACTGTTTTCCTTAACGCTAAAGCTCAGATGGCCATAAAGAAATATTTGGAAAAGCGGAGCGATACAAATCCATATCTTTTACCCAAAGCTAAAGAGCCAGGAAATATAACAGCCTTTGCAAAAGGAAAGAAAAAGAAAGATATGAACAGGTGGTACGAGGCAAAAGAGCTTGTTAGTGATAAACAGTGCTGCGACAAGGGAACTGTAGAAAGCATTGTCAGAGCCCTAGGAGAAAGAGCTGGCGTCAAGAATACACACCCTCACCGATTCAGAAGGACAGGAGCAACTTTTGCATTAAAAGCGGGAATGCCTTTCATGACAGTATCAAAGCTCCTTGGTCATGCCAACATAGCAGTCACACAGGTTTACTTGGATATCAATGATGAGGATTTAGAAAATGAGCACGGTAAATATGTCAGATAAAAAGAAAGAAATCAACGAGCTGATACAAAGAATGTCAGGTGAATATTCCGTTTATCAGATATTTGATGATTGGATATCAATGTTTGCATTGGCTACAGCGCAACAGGTTCAGTTCAAGAAAGAACGTGAAGAGATGTATCTGCAGATTGTAAACAAGCACAACAAAGAACGGCTTGACAATTTCTGTAACCTGAACGCACTTCTGATAGACGCTTTTGAAGAGAGTATGGAAGACATTCTAGGATACATCTATATGCACCTTGAACTTGGGAGTAGCAGGACCGGACAGTTTTTTACTCCGTATCACATATGCAAAATGATGGCGCAGATAGCGCTGGAAAAAACGGGAGATCAAGAGCTCTATACCTGCAATGAACCTTCCTGCGGAGGAGGTGGAAACATCATAGCTTTTGCCCAGGTGTTAAAAGAAAAAGGAATCAATTATCAGAAGTGTATGAGGGCAATATGTCAGGACATTGATGTGAGGGCAGTATATATGTGCTATCTGCAGTGCACATATTATGGAATCCCTGCGATTGTATTTCAGTCTAATACACTTGCAGATCCAAATGGTGAAAAGAGTTCAACAGGGAAGATGTTCACTTTTGGATATCTTCAGAACTTTTGGAACGGGTTTTATCAATACACGTAGGTACTTCAGAGAATATGAACAAGATAACAGGAAAGACAACAGTACCTCCTCAAGAAGATTATAGCACGTTGCGACGTCGCAACAGAAAGGAGCAGCACATGAATTATCCATCAAAAGTAATGAGAGCCACAGAGCTTGTAAAAATGGGATGGCCACAGCAGAGCCTGAGGCAGATCTATAACACTCCCGGGCAAAAGATAGCCTGGAAGATGAATAATGCAGTGAACAGTCCGATACTGTTCGACACTGAAGAACTTGAGAAATACAGAAAAGCAAAATGCACACAGTAAAAGATAAGGAGCAAGGGGGATGAAACTTAAGAATATGCTCCTGGTCTTGGGAGCTGTCCTTATTCTTGCAGGAGTAATAATAGAGCCCCGGCAGGAGAGAAAGGATTTGTGGGAGAAGATACCAGATGAAGAAATACATACCTATATCGAAGAAGCAGAACAAAAAGAGGATATGGCAGTCGATGGGCCAGTCCAGGAAGTCGAGTATGGAGAGGTTAGACAACCTTCAGAGGAATTTCCACCGGCAACAGGGGAAGTAGTCAGCTTCACATATGATGAAGCACAGCTCCTTATGAGGATGGCGCAGGCTGAAGCCGGCAATCAGGGAATTGATGGTATGTGGCTTGTAATGAGCGTGGCAGTAAACAGAGTAAGAAGCGAACACTTTCCTGACAATATCACAGATGTCATATATCAGACTGCTAAGACAAAAAAAGGAACTGTTATCCATCAGTTCTCATCCGTGGCAGATGGCAGGATAGATGAGCAGACAGTTCTTTCTTATGAAGTCCATGAAGCTCTGGCCATGGTCGAGTGCGGAGAAATAGCAAAAGAGATTATAGCTTTTGAAGTAAAAGATTCAACAGCTCTGGATAAGTACTTTGATTATGCATTTACATTTAGAGATCACAGATTCTATACGGAACGCAAAAAGGAATGAAAGGTGAAGGAAAAGGGAATGACACCACGCGAAGAGTTTTATGCGGTATATGAACCGCTCAGAAAGAAGCATAACCTGACTTCACATATCAGCTGCACGCTCCTAAAGCAGGATGAGGACTATATAGAAGTATTCGAAGGAACTGGAAGAGAAAAGGTGCTGATCTTCAGGACCAGAGGAGAGATAGATGATTGTTACAGACAGGCAACTCTTAGCCTTAGAAAGTATGAAAGGCCTAAGAGGAAAAAGGGCAAATAAAAAGACCGGTTGGGAGCCGGTCAAAACAGGGTTAAAATATTAAATCTACTTTTAATAGTATAACCCTGTTCGCAATAAAAAGCAAGTTAAAAAGGCTGAATATCAGCCACTTTAATAGCTTTTTTAAATATTAAAGTTAGTTGGGGATGGGGAATGTTATACGAAGACAAGCAATACATTTCTGATAAATACATTGAGCATGAGACACATTGCATATTCGACTATGGAGCCAAGGGACTTAAGAGGCTGTCAAAGAAAAAGGCGACGCCCCTGCAGATTCAGAAGCAGAATCACTGGAACAAGGTAAAGAACTGTAGGAGAACGATACAGCTCAACTTCAGTGAAGGAGATCTATGGTGCACCTTTGCATATAGGAAAGGTACCCGCAAGGACATGAGGGAATTCACAAGAGACATAAGGAGATTCACGAACCTCTTAAGAGTCGAGTACCAGAAGCAGGGAAAGGACCTCAAATGGATCCGTAGGCTAGAGATCGGAAAGCGGGGAGGACTTCATGCTCATTTCATTTTGAACAAGGCTGACACGAAGCTGATATCAGACACATGGAGAAAAGCCGTAAAGGATTCAGGAAGAGCACACTTTGAGGTCATAGATGATGAGGACGGATATAACGGACTTGCTGAATATATTTGTAAAGAGCCCACAGAAGAGATACAGGGACAGATGACCTTCCTGGTACCGGAAGAGAAAAAGAAGCTGTGCTCCATATCAACGTCAAGAAATCTCGTCCGTCCTGAAGCGGTAAGAAAACAGATAAGTGCCTGGAAGATAGCGAGGATTCTTACCGGAAAAGAGGGAATAGTACCCACGGAAGGATTCTATGTTGAGAAAGACACAATAAAGGTTGGCTTCAATAAATTTACTCATCTTCCATACATCAGGTACCGCGAGAAGATAATCACAGATTCTTGCGATTACAGACCACAAAATTGCGAAAAAACTGCAAGAACTCAAATTATATGCCCAGAAACTCAAATAAAGAATCAAATCTCAAAAGCAGGAACTGAAATCATTAAAAAGGCAAAAGGCATTTTAGGGAGCATTAAAGACATATGGAGAAGATAAACATATACATACATACAAACATAAAGAGTGTAAAGGCAAAGGCAGCAGGTCTTTTCATATGGATCATTGAATTCATGACAGCAAAAGGCCCTGCCACACTGACAGGAAGAGAAGAGATAACAGCCACATGGAAGGAAGCGGAGCTAATGGCCATAGTCAAAGCTCTGGGAAGGTTAAAAAAGCCATGTGAGCTTACAATCTTCACCGGAAATGTTCAGGTGGCAGCAGCTCTCCATAATGCCTGGTACAAGAAGTGGGCTGAGAGCGGATATACAAATTCCAAGGGAGAGACCATAGAAAACGCTGACAGATGGAAGGAGCTGGCTGAGAGTATAGAAAAGCATACCGTACTGGCAGCAACCAGTCAGAGCCATTCATATACTTCATGGATGATATCAGAGTTAGGTGAAGAAGTGAAAGAGTCTGAAAGCCAGATTTCAACAGCACGGAGAACACTTGAGGATATTCAGAAAGCCATTGAAAGCCTTGATATATCAGCGGTTGAAGAAAACCCACTTTTGACAAAGCTAGTAATGGAAAGCACTGAGATGCTTTTTGAAAAATTCGGTTTTCTACGGAATGAGCATCCATGCGGATTTGTAAAGATTGAAAATCAAGAAATTCAGCAAATTAAAGAACGAGAGCCTATCAGTAAAAATGAAACATCAGAAATCATGGTGCATTGAAGCACCTTGAAAATAGCAAAACCAGTATTTTAAAGAACGGAGGACGTGTCATGAAAAACGAAAATGAATTTCCAATCACCACAGGAATATGTAAATTCTGTGGCCAGACTATGACAGTGGAGACGGTGGGAGACATCACTCAGGATAAGGCTGACGAGATAGCTACATCAAGATGTACCTGTAAGGAAGCAAAAGTTTGGCAGAACAGGGAAAGTAAGATCAAGAAAGCAAAGGAATGGGCAACAAACAGATTTGAAAGACAGCCGAACCTCATAACTCTTTTTGAGGAATCTTTCGAGCGTGTTACGAACCATGACGTTGAGAAGGTGGCCATCAAGGAAAGTGACTGGACACATAATATATTCCTTGACTCAGACGGATATCTGAACGTGAAAAGCTCCAAGAAGGTAGAGGAAGAGGTGGACTTCTCATGAGCAAGAGGTCAAGAGCCTGTGAGTTCTCTGAAAAGGCAAGGCAGGAGATCATAAAAAGAGATAAGGAATGTATCTTCTGCAAGATGAAGTATCATATGCCACCTGAAGAATTCACAGCATCAGGGGGACTTCAGGTCATGCATTTTATACCACGGTCACAGGGGGGACTTGGAATCCCAAAGAACGGAGCTCTTGGATGCATTTATCACCATATGCTTTTAGACAATGGGAGAGACACCAGGGAAGACATGATGCTGATGTTCCAGGACTATCTGGTAAGACACTATGAAAATTGGAACAGAAAAGAGCTTGTTTATGATAAATGGCATTTTCTTAGGTAGAAGAGCTTAAGAGCAAAATAAATGAGTTAAAGGAGAAGAAACGTTCCGCCACAGAGTACATGAAGAGGTCGATATGAACAGGAGAAGTGAGAGACTGGATAAATTCATAAATGAGCTTGTAAATATCAGATTCAGAGATGGAGACGTAAAGACAGGAGTTCTGGAATATGATCCGCCCGGGACCATGTTCTACAGAGGATGGTATTGCCTGTACATATTCGGACATGGTCGCATGTACTTTAGAAAATCACACATAAGAAGTATCAGAAAATGGAAAGAACCGAAAGGAAGATAACATGAAACAGAGAGGAATATTAAAACTACCGACTTACAAATTAGTACCACACCCGGAAAATCCACGTAAGGACCTGGGGGATTTAACAGAAATGACAGAATCAGTAAAGAAGCATGGGATACTTCAGAATCTGACTGTTGTTCCTGTAGACAGAGACGGAAATAACGTAGAAGCCGATAAAGCTGATAAGTACATGGTCATCATAGGGCATAGGAGATTAGCAGCTGCCAAGGCAGCAGGCATTGAAGAAGTCCCTGCAAGGATAGTTGAGGACATGACTCATGAAGAGCAGCTTCTCACAATGCTGGAAGAGAATATGCAGCGCTCAGACCTCACACCTTATGATCAGGCTCAAGGATTTCAGCTTATGCTTGACCTTGGCCAGACGGTAGAAGACATTGAAGAAAAATCCGGATTCTCAAAAACTACGATTTACCACCGTCTGAACATGGCAAAACTTGATAAAGAGACTCTAAAGGAAAAGCAGGATGATGATTCTTTTCAGCTTACGATTTCAGACCTTATAGAGCTTGAGAAGATCAAGGACGTAGAGAAGAGAAATGAGATCCTTAAGAAAGCAAAAAGCTCATCAGAGCTTAAGTATCAGGCAAACAGCGCGGCCAAGGAAGAAGAAAAGCAGGAAAAGTTTACCAAGATCACCACTATCCTTGAAAAGCTCGGAATAAACGAAATGCCAAAGGACATGAATTATTGGCAGTGTGAAAGGCTCTACCATATACCTCTGGAAGAATACGGAAATGTAGAGATAGATGTGACAGAGGGAGAGGAAGTCTATTATTACAAGAGCTGGGATAGCGTAGATATATATCGGCCAAGACAGGAGCAGCCATCAGAGGCCACCAAGGAAGAGTCAAAGACATTTGAACAATACAAAAGAGCTCAGAAGGATGTCCAGGAAGCCAATAATAGATTTGTCGAGAGTCGGAAAGATGCAATCGAGGACATCGTATTTGGAAGTTTAAAAGCCACCAATGAAGAAACAGCTGCCAGGGCATTATGGCAATGCATTCTGGAATTTGGCGATACGGTAGATCTTGAAGAAATGACAGGCTATTGGATGGATATTAATGGTCTTGAACCTGAGGATCCTGATGAAGCGGAAGAAACCTTTAACGATTGCAAAGATGAAGTGTTTGAACTGTCATATGAGAAGCAGTTTGCTTTGATCCTGACGCACACATATCTTCCGGCGCCAATAAGGATATACAATGCCACACTGGATGAGGATGCAGTAGAAAAATACAAAGTGCTTGATAAAGCGCTGGCAAATTATGGCTTTACTCCTTCAGCAATGGATAAGGACATCACAAGCCCTGACGGAGAACTGTTACGAGTATTCAAGAAACGCAACGACGAATATAAAAACTGACCTTTTGGGCTCAAGGAATTTATCACAGAGACTTTTTGAGAGCCGTGTTAATAAATCCCTGGGCTCTGCCCCAGGGTGAAAGGAGGAAATGTTTTTGATTGGTTTAGTTAGCAGTTTCATTGTAGGAGGAACAATAGGATATGTGCTGGCTGCTTTGATGGTGGCCAACGCCAAAAGGGACGGGAGGCAATCATGAGCAACGGCTTTAGATGGGGCTGCATATACGGCTCATATTCAACAAACGAAGATTCAATCCTGGGATTCGAGATCGGACTCATGAACATAGAGAATCTAAACGGAGGATCAGCAGACACATTCACAATCGCCATCATGATTGCGAACTTCAACTTTGCGATAGGAATAATACTCAAAGAATATTAAGGAGGAGATAACAGTGGGAACAATTATCATCACATGCTTTGCTATCGTCGGAGCTACCATTATCACAGTCGTAATCACTAAAGAGATTACACATTGCATTGGCGAAATCAAGAGGGAAGAAATAGAAAGCAATAGGCAGGTCGCCGATAAGGCGATGAGCAATGAAGTTGCAAGAGTGAAGATCCACGACATTGAGACTGAGCTTTCCTGGAGAACCGAAAAAGAAATAAAACAATCTGATGGAGAAGAAGCTTTCAAGTGGTATAAAAAGGGATTCCAAGATGGAAGCCAGAGAATAAAAGAAGAAGCTAAAAAGATATTATCAAGAGCATGAACAAAGCACCCAGGGACAATATGTCAGAGGTAGCTGCTGAGGCAGCAGGGCAAGGAGGCAGCAGAGAGTGAACATAAGGCAGAAAAACAAAAGAAATAAAAGAAAATGGCAGCAGTTCCTAAGTGAACAATTTGAGCGATATTTGAATATAAAAGCCAAGCCATCCAGGATCAAGGCAAGGATGGAAAAGACAATAAGCTCAGTGAGTGTGATTGGCATTTATAGAGGCTTGCAGATGGAGATCAAGTTCACAGCTGACAACCAGAAGCCAAAAGATGAAAATCTCCATGAGTTTTTAGAGAATCTTGAGGACGATGAGCTTTTTGCATTACAGAGAAAAGTCAGGGAGGCAGCAGATGAAGAATAGGAAGAGGAAACTGGAGAGGAATCTTGAAATCTGTTCCAGAAGAGAATCCGGAGCAAGTTATAAGCAGCTGGCAGAGGAATTTAATATATCAATAATAAGAGTGAGGCAGATATTGGAAGCATGGGGAAAGACGCGCTGATAATCCTGTTAGGATTTTTGCTTGTGTTAAAAGCGGCAATAGACTGGATACAGATAAGGGATGAGATTGAGGAGATGCAGATTGAGGAAGAAAACGACGAAACTGACAAAAGCTCAGAATGATGTATGTTATGAAATCAAGTTTGCTCTCATCAGAGGCATCCTGAACATGAAACAGGACATGTTATGGGAACTTGTACAAAAAGCGATCAAGGAGAAGGAAAATGATAACAAAGACCAAGACAATTTATGAGAACTTAAATGAATTAAAGGCAGCCATTAAAGATGGAGCATTCCACATAGGAGATGAATTCATCACAGAGGACATTGATGGAAAAGCAAAATTTGTCATTGCGCATACAGATGACAATTATGTGTATTTTGTTCGCAAGAACCTGTTAAAAGATACCAAGCCTGTCAAAAGTGGAGATTTTAGTCTTTTCGATTGGCTTAATGAAGATTATCTGATGTCAATGCCTGAAGATCTTAGAAAAGAGATGGAAGCTCCTGCAGGGCAGCAGGCGATAGATCTTCCAAAAGAGATCCAGGTCTTTGGAAAGAATGAATATGGCATCAAAGAGGACGGAGAGCAGTGGGAATACTTCAAAAAGTGTAAAAACCGCATTGCAGTACAAAAAAGCAAAGATGAGTATTCACATTGGTGGTGGATGGGAACACCAGAAGATGCTTCTGCGGCTGGTTTCTGCTTTTGCGACAGCTGTGGCAATGCCTACTACCTCAACGCTAGTATTGCCTACATTTGTGTTCGTCCCCGCTTCATCCTAGCGAAGTGAAACGAAGCGGAATCTCATATCTCCCATGCGACAGCATGGGAAAAACAAAAGGAGGAGAAAAATGGGGGAGTTTGCAACAGTAAGTGAAGCAAAGGACTTTTTCAGACAGATAAGAAAAGAGCAGGCTGAGATAGGCCATCTTCAGGAAATGATAAACAACATTGAGATCTCTTTTCTTCCTCAGGCGATAAGATATGACAAAGATAAGGTCCAGCAGTCACCAAAAGACACAATGCTGGAGAGAGCTGCCATAGTGGCAGATTACCAGAGGCAGCTCAATGAAAGCCTTAGCACCTTCACGGAAAAAGCCATAAGAGCGGAAAAACTCATAATGTCATTAGAAAACCCTGATGAAAGAGACGTAATGAGGCTGTATTACATGGAGACCATGACAATAAGTGATAGCAAGAAGAGAATCAATTATACCTGGGAAGATGTAGCATCTGAGAAGTTAATGGATAAAAGGACAGTTTTGAGACTACATGGAAAAGCATTATTTCATATCACTCAAAAAGTTGTCACTCAATGTCACTTTTAAATGTGCTAATATGATATCAGGAAATAACAACAATAACAGCGCCATATATTAACTTTCTCCTCTTTTAATGAGCCATCAGTAGCGGACTGGTGGCTCTTCTGATGTAAAAAATATTAAAAACATGAGCAAAAGTGTTGACATAGGGTTAACCCTATGATATAATAATTACATCAGATAAAGAAAGGAGGTGAACAGAATGGACGATGACAATAAAAGAAACTCTGACAGAGAGTTCTTCGAAAACTTCCTGTTAGAGTTTCTGATAGGGCTTTTCTTCTTCCTACTTGGTATTCTGCTGGATATCCTAAAGGATTAAGAAAAAGCACAGGGCAAGGGCGAAAGCCCTTGCTTTGTAAGAAGATTATAACATCATCCATTCTGAAAATACAATATGAGCAAATTTTTTATATTCATGGGACTTTTTATTATGACGTGCGCAGTTGCAAAGCTTATTCTAAACCTGAAGAGGAGGAATAAGTAGATGCCAAAGGGAGACCCAAAGCAAAGCACAATAAGTACTGAGAAGTACCAGAAAAAGGCAGGCTACAAAGTAAAAGGCTTCAAACTCAAGGGAGATATAGCAGAACGCTTTGAAAAGGCTTGCGAGGCAGCAGGTGTCAGCCAGGCTGCCAAGATATCCGAGCTGATGGAAAGCTTCATAAAGGAGCAGTCAGGAGGCGGACATGAGTAATACAATATGGTTCAAGAATATCTTTAAGGCGCTGATATACATAATAGTTGGACTTATTATCCTCCTGGTGGGATATCATAGAAATTTAGGTATAACAATATTTGGAGTGATAATCATGGGAGGTGGATTGATACTACTAGGTATGTCAATAGTATCATTCATCAAATGGTTAGTTGGATAACTGAATAAGATCTAAAGCGGAGCTGCTTGGCTATACGGTCATGCAGCTCTTTTAATTGATACATGTTCAAAGTTTTGCGAACAGTAAGCTACAAGAAAAAGGTTATGGCAATGCGATTAAAGGCCTGTGCATACTGTGGGCGTATCCATCCCATAGACTATGTATGTGAGAAGAGACCAAAGAGAAAAGAAAAGAAAACCGATACCGAGGCAGTCCGGATCAGAAATACATCCCAGTGGCAACATATCCGTCAGCATATCAGGGAAAGAGATAACAATCTTTGTCAGTTGTGTTTGAGAAATTATCCTGAAACACGCCGCCGAGTTGAGTACAATAATCTGTCAGTTCATCACATAACATCGTTGGAAGTAGATAAAACTAAAGCATTTGATTGCAAAAACTTAATAACTTTGTGTGATATTCATCATGAGATGGCTGAACAGGGATTGATAGCTAAATCGGAACTAGAACAAATAGCAACAGAACAGGAAAAAGCCTGGGGAGATTCAAAAAAAGTCCCCCGGTCATGGACTGGATGAAAATTTATGTTCGTTCCACACCGACAGCCCGCCCTTTTGTGTAAAAATGTCCCAAAATCGAAAACTTTTCGAACCGCGTAGGAGGAAAAAGGTATGGGAAGACCTTCAAAACCCACTAAAGTCATAGCCATGGAGAAAAAATCCCATAGGACAAAAAAAGAAATGGCAACCAGGAAAGCAAATGAAGCTGCAACTCTTTCAGGCCTGCCCTTGAAGGAAGCTCCTAACACAAAAGCGGACGAGCTGGCCCACAAGACCTTCAGGACACTTAAGAAGCTCTTCAAGGCGATTGAGAAAGATGATGCCATTTACTCCAATACGGTCAACAGATACTGCATGATCTCTGCAGAGGTTGAACGACTTCAGGATGACAGAGCCAGGACAGAGAAAATGATAGAGGACACAAGGGATGACTGTGAGCCTAAGGAGTTCATCGAGATGATGAAGCTCCTTATGAGTATTGATAGAGAACTTAAGAACAAACGGCAGCAGCTTTTTGCCATCGAGAAAGAAAGCTGCATGACAATAGCCTCAGCCCTTAGGAGCATTCCCAAGAAGCCTGAGAATAATACGAGCGAGTTAAAGAAGGCGTTATATGGATCATGACCACAAAGCATATCAGTATGCTGCATGGTGCCTTGAGCACCCTGACTATGCACCTGTGTATGTCAGAAAGCAGTGTGAAAACTGGATAAACATAGCGGACGGACTGGACAAGGACGCAGAGATTGACCTTGATGCAGTTGAGAGGATGGAAAGGTTATTAAAGATTATGGTCCATCCGGATCTTCACTGTTCAGTTCACGAAGGACTTGAGCCATATGCCTGGCTGATGATAACAGCCACGTTATGCACCATGTTAAAAGATGCAAAGATACAGACTAGGTTTTACATCACAACATTATTGGAGATTGCAAGAAAGAACTTTAAGACCTTCAACAGTGGTGTGATATTCATATTATTGCTTTTGACAGAACCTCCATTTTCGAGGTTCTTTTCAGTTGCACCAGATCTGAGAGCCAGTTCAGAGCTAAAACTAGCCGTGCGCAAGATCATAAAGGTCTCACCGGCACTGTCTGATGAAACAGACCCAGCTTTTAAGAACCTTCGCTCTCAGGTAAGGTGCCTGATGAACGAAAACGAGTATACTCCACTGGCATATTCAGAGGACAGCATGGATTCAGTACTTGCAAATGCTTTCCTTGCTGATGAAGCTGGCAATATGGATGACTACCCTATAGAGGCAATGAGGTCGTCGCAGATAACACTGTTCAATAAACTTGGAGTCATCATCAGTACACAGTATCCGAATGACAACAATGCCATGATAACGGAGATAGATGCAGCAAAGAGAGTACTTGACGGATTATCAGAAGACAGGAGAATCTTTTCACTTCTTTTTGAACCGGATAATGAACTCCAACAGGGAGACCAATGGAGAACGGATGACAGGGTGCTCTATCAGGCAAATCCTGTGGCAGTCACTCACGACTATATAATGCAGGACCTCAGGAGAAAGCGCGAGACAGCAATATTTTATGAGAATAAGCGAGAAAACTTTCTTTGTAAGCACTGCAATATTCTTTACAAGTCACTTGGAACTGAGGGTTACATAGATATCCAGGCTGTAAAGAAGTGCTCAAGACAATCAGATGACAGATGGTGGAATGGCAGAAAGGTATGGCTTGGCCTCGACCTTTCACTTTCAGAGGATAACACAGCTGTGGCCATGGCTACAGAAGATGATGGAAAGATATACGCAAGAGTAATGGGCTTCATTCCAACAGACAGAATAGGCGCCAAGTCAGAAAAAGAAAAGCTTAACTACCAGAACATGATACAGAAAGGATATTGCATCGATTGTGGAGACCAGATTATAGACTATGGAGAAGTAGAAAACTACATCATGACTCTGGAAGATGTTCTGGGAGTTGATGTTCAGCAGGTGGGATATGACAGATGGAACGCCATATCGACAATACAGAAACTTGAAGGTGCTGCTATGGAATGCGTAGAAATAAAACAGCATTCACAGATCCTACACGCACCTACAAAGCTCTTAAAGGAAAAAATACTTGCAGGAGAGTTCTTTTATGATGAGAACAGGCTCCTTGAAATAAATTTTGAAAATGCAAGATGCACTGAGGATACAAACCTCAATAAATATGTGAACAAAAAGAAATCAGCCGGAAAAGTGGATATGGTAGTGGCACTTATAAATGCCATCTACCTGGTACAACAGGACCTTTTATACGGCAGTATGAATTTTACCGTTCAGGTAATTTAAGGAGCAAGCATGTGGCCATTTAAGAAAAAAGTTGAAGAGAGAGCAGATACAGTCACATTTGAAGAGTTATTTTTGCAGGCAATCCTGAATAAGCGAACAGTTTCCCTCCAGGAAGCCATGGAAGTACCAACATTTGCAGGATGCATCAATAAGATCTGTGACACTGTATCCATAATTCCCATAAAACTGTATAAACGCACAGGAGAGAATGTTGAAGAAATAGAGGATGACAGGGTAAAGCTGTTAAACAGTGATACTAGAGATACCCTCACGGCAGCAGATTTTAAGAAAGCCATAACTTATGACATGCTCACAAATAAGGGCGGATATGCATTTATTAACAAGCGTGCCAACAAATTCATATCACTTAATTACGTGGAAGCTGATAAAGTTGGATTCCTTGAAGGTGTAGATTCCATTTTTAAGGACTATAAGATAACTGTTGATGGCAAGGAATATGAAGGATATCAGTTCTTGAAAGCATGCAGACGGACTAAGAATGGCTATAAGGGCAAATCAATTGTTGATGAATGCAATCTCCTTCTTACTGTGGCTTATGTGGCACTTAAGTTTGAAGGTAAGCTTGTGAACAGAGGCGGAAATAAAAAGGGCTTTCTGGAATCCGAGCACAAGATAGATAAAGATGCCATTCAGGAACTTAAGGATGGATTTAATAAACTGTATTCTGATGACAATGAGAATGCAATAGTACTTAACAACGGCGTCAAGTTTCATGAAAGCTCAAATTCATCAGTGGAGCTTCAGCTAAATGAGAATAAGAAGGCCAATGCCATAGAAATCTGCAAGCTGTTTGGCATGCCTCCAGAGATCTTATCAGGCGGAGCAACTGAAGAACAAAAGAAACAGTTCATTCAGTACTGCATCATACCTGTATTGGAAATATTGGTAGAGTCTATCAATAGAGACATGCTCTTGGAAAAGGAAAAAAAGAACTATTTCTTTGATTATGACGTATCAGAGCTCACAAAGGCGGACATCAAGACAAGATATGAAGCCTATGCGATAGGATACAAGAACAGATTCCTTCAGATACCTGAGATCAGGGCAATGGAGAACATGCCAAGCATTGATATTCCATACTTCATGCTCAGCATGAATGATGTTTTGTATGATCCTGATTCAGGAGATATCTTCATGCCAAACATGAACCAATTTGCTAATGTAAAGGATCCTTCCAAATATCCACAGACGGGAGGACAGAACTCACAGGATGTCACACCGGCAGCAGGTGATGATATAGAAGACGAAAACAAGTCTGACATAGATAAAAATGAGGAGGATAAAGAAGATGAAAGTAACGATAAGAGCTGACACTGTTGAAATAGAAGGATATGTCAACGCTGTAGGCCGTGATTCAAGAACGCTCACAGACGAATATGGATATCCTTTTGTTGAACAGATGAGTCCTGGTGTATTCTCAAGAGCATTATCCCAGGCTGAGAAAAATGAAAAAGTCATCAATATGCTTCTTGATCATGATGAAAACCATGTGATAGGCAGTACAGCAGATGGGCTTGAGCTCGAAGAGGATTCAATAGGTCTTCATGCAAGAGCTTTGGTAACAGATCCTGATACTGTACAGGCAGCAAGAGAAAAAAGGCTTTCAGGATGGTCCTTTGGTTTTAGAGGACTCGATTATAGAGAATCATACTCTGAGGGAGTTTCAAGAAGGACTGTCACAGAGCTGGAACTGGTAGAAGTATCAGTTATTGATGACAAAATGATTCCGTGTTATGCCGGAACATCAATCCATGCCAGAGCGGAGGAGGAAAAGGAAACTATATACACTCGTGCAACTGACATGAATGTGGAATATGTCGAGGCAGAAGAAAAGAAGCCTGAAGAACCAAAAGCTCCAGAGGTAAGATCGGATCCTAAGCAGGAACCGAAAGAAGTAAATGATGGTCCTAAGGACTATTCATATTATAGAAACACCATATCACTTTTAAAACTGGGCTGAAAAGGCCCTTTTTCTATGCACAAGGAGGAAAAACAAAATGAATGATGCACAGAGAAAAGCACTCACAGAGAAGAGGGCAGCCCTCATTGAAGAGATGACCTCTCTCACAGACAAGGTAGCTGAGGAGTCAAGAGCCTTCACAGAAGAAGAGCAGAATTCTTTTGAAGCTAACCGCAAAGAAGTAAAGAGTATCGATGCCACACTTAAGGCAGATGAAGAGACAAGAGCTCTTTATGATACTCCAAGAAAAGAAGCAAAAGAAGAGACTCAGGAGGATAAGGATGTAAGAGCATTTGCTGATATCATCCGTCAGAGAGCTGATCAGAACATCACAAAGTCTGACAACACAGCCGTTATCCCTGAGACAATTGCCAAGAAGATCATTGACAAGGTCTATGACATCTCTCCTGTATTTGGGCAGGCTGAGAAGTTCAACGTTAAAGGCAACGTTGCAATTCCTTATGTTGATGCAGCAAATGACAACATCGTAGCTGATTATGCTACAGAGTTTGTTGATCTTGAAGCTAAATCAACCAAGCTTCTCACAATCCAGCTTACAGGATATCTTGTAGGAGCTCTTGCAAAGGTATCAAGAAGCCTTATCAATGCTACAGATATCGATCTTGTAAACTTTGTTATCAATAAGATTGCTGCAGCAGAGTCAAGATTCATTGATCAGGAAGTTCTTAAAGGCACATCCGGAAAGATCACAGGTCTTTCAAATATTTCCCAGACAGTTGATGCGGCAGCAGCTGCAGCAATCACAATGGATGAGATTATTTCTCTTAAGGATGCCTTAAAGACACCTTTCCAGAACGGAGCTATCTGGGTAATGCATCCTGAGACACTTGACATGGTAAGACATCTCAAGGATGGCGAGAACAGATACTTCGTACTTGATGATGTAACAACTGACTTTGGAGTAAGACTCCTTGGAAAGCCTGTTTACACATCAGACCAGATGCCAAAGGCTACAACTGGAAACAACTCTATCTATTACGGAGATTTCCGTCAGGCACTTGCTGGAAAGGTAGTAGAGGATTCTGTTCAGGTACTCAATGAGAAGTATGCTATCCAGCACGCTCTTGGAGTAGTAGCTTGGATGGAACTTGACTGCAAGATCCAGAATCAGCAGGCAGTAGCAGCTCTTACACAGGCATGATCATAGGAGGTGCGACATGAGAATGAAAGCTCTTGTCAGCTTTGCCTCAAAAGAAATCTCAGCAGTTCCGGGGCAGGAATTTTCCTGCTCCGATGAACTGGCCGAGGATCTTGTCAAAGCAAAGTACGCTGAAACCATAGAGGAAAAGAAAAATGATAATAAGTCAGGTGACACAAACAGTACTGTGCCAGCAGCTAAGGGAAAACGAAGCCGCGCTAAGTCCTGATGAGCTTGCTTATATCGAAATGCTAAAAGATGCAGCTATTAGCTACATCAAGAGCCATACAGGTATAGATGGAGTCGAAGAGAATGATGAGAATGGTAGAAAGCTGGATGACTATCCTGATCTCACATATGCTTTACTTGCGCTTGTATCAGAAATGTATGATAACAGGCAGCTTACAGTAAATAGTGACAAGGTTAGCCCTACAGTAACAGCTATTCTTTCGATGCATGACTTCAATCTTGTGCCAAAAGGAGAGACTTAATGAACGCAGGAGCATATTCAGATCTTGTAACCATTCAGAGACTAACTGAAAAGAGAGATAAAGATGGGTTTTCGCAGACAGTATGGGAAGACTACTACTCAAATTATGCTTACGTCAATAAGCTTTCAGGCTCAGAGTTTTGGCAGGCAGCTGAGACTGCTGCACAGAGCACCATAAGATTTGAAATGCGCTATCACACGCAGCTTGAATGCGTTGATACAAAGAATTACAGGCTTGTGTTCAGAGGCAGGATATTCAATATCACCAACGTTGACAATGTCATGTTTAAGAACGAAACAGTAAAGATTTCAGGTATAGAGGTTGTATAATGGCAGGCTTACAATTAGAGATTCCGGAGGATTACCTAAAGGAATTATTGAATCATTCATTTGATGATATAGCAAAGACGGCTCTTAATGAGTGCGCGCCAATTCTCAAGGACTCTGTCACATCTTCCATGAAGAGGGCAGTTAAGCATACTGGCGACTCTGACATGATTAAATCGGTCAGAATAAGTAAACCAAAGCAGACCAAAACAGATGCCTGGATAGTAAACGTATATCCATCTGGATATTCTACAAATACCTTTAACAGGTATACAGGCGCTAGGGTAAAAAGATACCCTGTATCAAATGCGCTTAAAGCTATCTGGCTCGAATATGGTCGAGTAGGTCAAAGTCCAAGCCCATGGCTGGCACCTGCTGTGCAGAACTGCAAGGACAAGATAATGTCTGAAATGCAGAAGATTTGGGAAAAGGAGACAGGAACATCATGAATGTAAACGATAAGCTTATGAGCTTAGAAGCCTTCACAGGGCTTAAGGTTCAGCCTGATATTCATACAGGTGAGGATGACAACTACATCACATTCAACTATGCAGCTGAAGGTGTAGAGCTGGCCTCGGATGATGAACCTGAAGCCGACACAGCGACTATTTACGTAAATCTTTACACTGAGCCTGGATTCAATTACATGAAGACAAAAGAAATAATCAAAAACTATCTTGAATCACTTGATTGGTGCAATCTTTACAACATTTTTACCACAACGGAGGAGTATAAAACCAATGCCAATGTGGTAAAGCAGAAACGCCACACAGTATTTGAGTTAGAAATCACACAATGGAGGTAAAAAGTCATGGCATTTTATGGATTACGCAAACCATTTGTCGCATCATACGACAAGGAATCCAACAGCTATTCAAACGGATTCCAGTGCGGCAAGGCCATTGGAGTAAGCGTTACTCCGAACTATGTTGAAGGATCACTGTATGCTGATGATGAGCAGGACGAGTATGAGAGAGCTTTTCAGAATGCGAATGTGACTCTTAACACAAACACTCTGCCTATCAAGGCGGCAAAGACCATGTATGGTCATGAGATTGATGAGGAGAAGGGCGAGATCATCTACAAGACAACAGATGAGTCCAATTATGTTGGCGTTGGCTTTGTAGTAGCCCAGACAATCTCAGGAAAGAAATCTTTTGTTGCCACAATCATTACATGCGTAAAGTTTACAGAAGCAGCAGAAGAGTTTTCAACAAAAGGTGAATCCATCACTTATGTTACACCTTCACAGGAAGGTCTTGCTATTGCAGATGCAAACAGCCAGTGGAAGGTAAAGGAGACATTCGAGACAGCTGATGCAGCAATCAACTTCATCAAGAACTATCTCAATATTCCTGTTATCGCAGCTCCTTCTGTTGCAGCTGAGAGCCAGCTCACTGTTCTCTTTGAGACACCAGTAAGCGACATCCAGGGTAGCGATGTTGTAGTAGGCGAGAATGCAATTGTAGGTACGCTTAAGTATCTTGATGCCGGAGCTATCGTTGATACTTGGGGAGCAGGCAACTTTATTGCTCTTAAGTTTGCTGATATTCCGGAAGGTGCAACATCTGTTAAGGTGGGCCTTAATCCCTCTGCAAGTTCAGGCCTTGTTGAGATCATCGATGATCCGGATAAAAACGGAGTATTCAAGATCACTGACAAGGATGCTCAGAAGTTCAGAGTGGTCATCACAGATGGCACCTATACTACAACAAAGGATTACGACCTCACAGGTCTTACACTGGAAACAGCGTAAGCCTGTTAAGGCAAAACACGGCAGTGGTGAGAGCGTATACGCATCATCACTGCCGTAAATTTTGGAGAAGATCATGAATGAGATAAAAGTTGAACATGTAAAAATAGGCGATACCGAGTATCCTGCATTTTGCGACCTAAGAGTGCTTGAGAAAATCCAGGATAAATACGAAACCATAACCAAGTTTGAGAGAGAGCTCTTAGGAAAGAAGCTTATATATGATGAGGATGGAAATCCTGAGAGAAATGAGGACGGAAGTCTTGTAAAAGAAGATGTAGAAGGTTCTATAAGAGCAATCATAGACGGACTATTATTCATGATCCAGGAAGGTCAGCGCCTTACAGGTGAGAAAGAGCTGATAACTGAAGATGAGTTGTATTCATGCATTGGCAATCCGTTCGTACTCAAATACATGGTACATGCTCTGTTTTTTAAATGCTTTGAAAGCAAAAAAAAAGAACCGGAAAGCAGGAGCAGGAAGACGAAGAAATAGAATTTGACTTCACATGGATGTATTTGCTTGGAAGAACAAGGTTCATGATATCACAGGAAAAGCTTGAGACATGGACATATACCATGTGGAAAGACACATATCATGCTTATAAGCAGATATGGAATTTTGAAGCAAAGAAGCTTCTCTATAAGGACATAGAGGAAGAAAACGAAGAATATAAGCGGACACATCAACCGATTGAAGATATAAATAAATTGTAGAGGTATGGCATGTCAACAAAAAACATAGGTGGATCCATCTCTCTTGAGGGCGCAAGCAAATATAATAGCGACTTAAAACAGATAAAGCAGAACCTAACTCTCTTAAGATCAGAGATGAAAGTCTGCAATTCACAGTATGCATCATCCGCCAATTCGGTGGCGGCACTTTCCAAGAAGCATGAAATATATGAAAAAGAGATAGAGCAGGTAGCCAAGAAGGTTAAAACTTATGCTGATGCCATAGAAGATTCCAAAAAGAAACAGGAAGAGGCTGGCAATAAGATTTCTAATTATTCTGAAAGACTTGAGAACGCAAAAAGCAAGTTGGATGCTCTTGAGAAGAGTGGAAATGCCACCAATGAAGAATTGGAAGAGCAAAGGCAGGTTGTATCAGAGCTTGAAAAACAGTTATCTAATGCCAACCAGGAATATACTTCCAGTGAAAACGCTATTAAGAAGTATACAACAGCACAGAATAATGCACAGGCTGAGCTGAATAAGTTAAATACTGAGCTCACTCAGAATGATAAATATCTTGATGAAGCAAGAAACAGCGCAGATGGATGCGCTAAATCTATCGACCAGTATGGAAGTGAGATAGATGAAGCAGGAGAAAAAACCAAAGATTTTGGAAGTATTGTTTCAGCAAGTCTAAAAGTGGATGCTATTGAGGCAGCCTTAAAGACAATTGTAAATGGAGTTAAGCAGGTTGCTGAATATTCGATTGAGGCAGGATCCTCTTTTGAAGCTGGAATGGATAAAGTTGCGGCCATTTCCGGTGTAACAGGAGAAGACCTGGAAAGACTAACTGAAAAAGCCAAAGAGATGGGTGCGACAACAATGTTCAGCGCCACAGAGTCAGCAGAGGCCCTTCAGTATATGGCAATGGCAGGCTGGAAGGCAGATCAGATGATAGCAGGACTTCCTGCGATAATGAATCTGGCAGCAGCTTCAGGAGAAGACCTTGCTACGGTTTCCGACATTGTCACAGACGACCTTACAGCATTTGGGTTGGCGGCAGAAGACGCAGGACACTTTGCTGATGTGCTGGCAGCAGCTTCATCCAATGCAAACACAAACGTATCCCTCATGGGAGAAACATTCAAATATGCTGGTGCAGTAGCCGGCGCTATGGGGTATGACGTAGAGGATCTTGCAGTTGCAACGGGTCTTATGGCTAACGCAGGTATAAAGGCCTCCAATGCAGGAACGGCCCTTCGTTCTGTTATCACCAGAATGGCCAAGCCTACCAAAGAGTCATATCAGGCAATGCAGGACCTTGGAATATCTCTCACAGACAATGAAGGACAGATGTATTCCTTCATGGAAATCATGGAACAGATGAGAGATAGCTTTGCTGATCTCACGGAAGCAGAGAAAGCTGAAGAAGCTGCAATGCTTGCCGGTAAGACTGGAATGTCAGGTCTCTTATCAATTGTTAATGCATCTGAAGCTGACTTCAATAAGCTCTGTGAAGCCATAGAGAACTGTGATGGAGCAGCTGAAGAGATGGCCGCTACCATGCAGGACAATTTAAAGGGCAAAGTCACAATCCTCCAGAGTGCTTTGGAAGGACTTGGAATTTCTGTATATGATGTCTTTTCAGAAGATCTTAAAGGAGGAGTCGAAGCGGCAACAGAAGCCGTTGAGAGGCTTCATGACTCTGTGGAGAACGGAGACATTGGAGTATCACTCAATAAAATGAGCGACGCTCTGGAAGATATGATCACGGCAGCAGTTGACCTTGGAGAAGATGTCCTTCCTGTCCTTATAGATGCATTCACATGGATTATTGATCATGGCGGATTGGTAGCAGGCACAATTGGAGGAATTCTTGCATTCAAGACCACCATGGACGTGGCCACAGCTGCAGTATCTGCATTTAACGCAGTCATGGCAGCTAATCCCTATGTTCTTATTGCAGCCGGAATAGCTGCGCTCACTGGAGCGCTTATTGGTCTCAGCTCCGAGATAGAGTCTGATGAAGAAAGAGTAAAGAGACTAAATGACACAGCCGCAGAATCAGTAAAAAAATATGATCAGATAAATGAAAAGCTTGATGAAAACATCCAGAATCGTGAAAACGCGAGAAAGTCGATTGAGAGTGAAGAAACAGCCTCTAAGAAACTTGTATCAGAGCTTTCAGAACTTCAATCTAAAACGTCACTCACGACAGAGGAACAGGCAAGACAGAGCGCAATCATAGAACAGCTCAATCAGCAGTATCCGGATCTTAACCTTGCAATAGATGAACAGACCGGAAAACTTAACCTGTCTACTGATGCCATTCTTGAAAATATCGATGCGCTCCTTCAGCAGGCCAAGGCAGCGGCAGCTCAGGAAGACATGGCTAATATAGCCAAGGATCTTTATGAAGCTGAAAAAGAACTGGCAGATATAGAAAAAGAGCGGACTGACAACCTCAACGAAAGCGCCGATGCTTCCAGACAGGCTTATCGTGAGATGGAAGAGTATGGCCGTGTCACTGATGAGACTCAGGAGCGCGTGGCACTGGCCAGTGAGGTACAGGAAAATCTCAATGAAAAATACAATGAGACTCAAGAGAAGATCACATCTCTTACAGGAGAATATGAGACAGCTGCAGAATATGTAGCTGCGTCTACTGAGCAGATGGCAGAATCCACAGAGGGTGCTACCGATAGGATGGGTACAGCCTTTGAGGAATTGGAAGAAGAGGCCAGGGAAGAGCTGGATAAGATAAAGGAAACAGTATCCGGCTTTAGTGGCATGTTTGATGAGATGTCTACTGAGGCATCCAAGAGCATGGGGGAAATAAGCCAGAATCTTGCAAACAATGCCCAGTCAATGAGCGATTATGCTGACAACATTCATAAAGCCATGAATATCGCAGCTGAATCAACAGACTCATCTACAAAGGCTATAGTGGACTACCTGATAGGAATGGGCGTGGACGGAGCTGCTGAGCTTGCCCAGTTTGTCCAGGCGGCGGAAGAAAACTCTGCAGAGTATCAGCAGGTTATTGAGAACTTTGGAGATTTTCAGATAGCACAGAACACAGCAGAGCAGGCACTTGAAGACTGGCGTTTAGGAATGAATACCGGATATGAGGGAATCATATCTGACGCAGAAGGTTTTCATACAGACTTAAACGATGAGCAGGAAGGCTTTCATGAGGAACAGCTCGACAATGCAGAACAGTTTAAAGACGATTACACAGAAATGGCAACAGAGACCCAGCAGTCACATGCGGAGGCCACTCTTGATGAAAAGGGAACTGTAGAGGATGCATACGGAGAAGTTGCGCAGGCGGCCATAGATAAATCTACATCAACTCTTGGAATAGAAGGTGGAAGGTCATCTGTGTTCTATGACATGGGAATTACAATAGATGATTCCCTGGCATCAGGAATTGAAGCAGGGACTTCTGCTGTAGAAAACGCAGTATCCAGTATGTGTCAGAGAGTAGCGTCATCAGTGGATATATCTGGACTGACTAGCAGGATAGATCAGGCTCTTGCAGATGGAGCAGAAAGGGCGGCAGCAGTATATGGCAACTAAAAACTTTGTTCACTTTGCAGGAAAAAACCTAAAGGATTTCAACCTTGTATTTCAGGGATCTGGGACGTATGGAGCTCCGGCCAGAGACGTGACAATGGTAAAAGTTCCTGGAAAGAACGGAGCGCTCACAATAGATGCAGGCACATATGCCAATATTTCAGTAAAGTACCATGTTGGCATAAAGCGTCCTGTAGATACAAATATGAGAGATTTAAGGAACTTTCTTCTGGGACAGATTGGCTATCAAAGGCTTGAGGATAGTTATCATCCAGAAGAATACCGGCTCGGAGTCTATGAAGGAGGCTTCGAGCCAACTGTTACAGTGAGGAACAGGATAGCCACAGCTGACATATCATTTAATTGCAAGCCCCAGAGATTCTTAAAAGCAGGAGAAATAGAGCTTGAATTTACATCTTCAGGAAGTCTTTTTAATCCATACCCTACGGTGGCAAGGCCGCTTGTAAGGGTGTACGGGACAGGCCAGCTGACAATAGGAGATGAGACCATCACTATATCAGCGGCAAACCAGTACACAGATATAGACTGCGATCTTATGGATGCTTTCAAAGGAACAACTAATTGCAACGCAAACATCACATTGAACTCAGGCGATTTCTTTCATCTTGATCCTGAGGAGAATGGAATCATCCTGGGAACAGGGATAACGAAGGTTATTATTACACCGAGGTGGTACATTTTATGATACCTATTCTATTTAGCGAAGAAGAAACTACATTCCTCACGAACGGTCTTGGGAGGCTTTCTGATGCCATAAGCTGCACCGTCACAGAAGAGCGGAACGGAGCATATGAGCTCAAGATGGAATATCCCATCAACGGAGTGCATTATACTGACATTACCTTGTCCAGGATAGTCTATGCAGTTCCTTCTGATGGGAAAGATCCTCAGCCATTTAGGATATACAAGATTGAAAAGCTCATCAATGGACGGGTAAGGATATACGCTGAACACATATCATATCAGGCCAGATACATGACTGTTATGCCATTTAGCGCATCAACGGCAGCAGCTGCAATGGTTGGACTTGCAGGGAACATTGTCTGTGACAATCCATTTGTATTCTGGACCGACATTGAGAAGGCAGGAAGTTATGTTCAGGAAGTGCCTGAGAGCATCAGGGAAAGACTTGGAGGACAAGAGGGCTCAATCCTTGATGTGTATGGTGGAGAGTATGAATGGGACAGATGGACCATTAAGCTCCATGCCAACAGAGGTCAGGACAGAGGTGTCACTTTAAGGTATGGAAAGAACATCACAGATCTTACCCAGGAGAACAACATAGCTTCTACCTACACAGCTGTATGCCCTTTTTACAAAGCATCTGAAGATGAAGATCTCATTCACTTAAGTGACTACATCGTTAAGTCAGAATATGCTGACAATTATCCATTCATCAGGATCAAGAATGTAGACATGACTGACGACTTTGAAGACGATGAGGAAGTGACAGAAAGCGCTTTAAGGCAAAAGGCCAGGGCATATATCACTGCCAACAATATAGGAATCCCGGATGTCTCAATCAAGGTCTCCTTTGTTGCGCTGTGGCAGACGGAAGAATATAAAACCATAGCACCACTTGAGAGAGTAAATCTTTGCGATACTGTGACTGTTATATTTGAGAAGCTTGGAGTAAAGGCAACAGCCAAGGTCATAAAGACTGTCTACAATGTGCTCTCTGACAGGTATGACTCCATAGAAATCGGAGAAGCAAAATCTACCATGTCCAATAAAGTAGCTACCCAGACCAAACAGATTGAGCAGGAAATGTCTTCTGAGATGGAAAGAGCTGCAAAGCACGCAACAGATCTTCTGGCAGGTGGCCTTGGTGGTTACATTGTCTTCAGGAGAAATGCCAAAGGAAAGCCTGAGGAGCTTCTGATTATGGATACAGACAACATCCAGACGGCTACAAAGGTATGGAGATTTAATAAAGCTGGATGGGGGTACTCAGGGACTGGCTATGATGGGCCTTACACTCTTGCGGCTACACAGGATGGAGCGATCGTGGCAGACTTCATTACAGTTGGAACGCTTACGGCCAACATAATAAAAGCGGGAATACTTACAGATAAAGCAGGAAAGTTTTCTCTGAATATGACCACTGGAACTCTAAAGATGCAAGATGGAGAGTTTTCAGGGACCATCACCGGCTCAGAAGTAAACGGAGGAACCATCACGGGTTCTACAATTCAAAATGCAAAAACCGGGTCGAGAGTGTTGATAGATAGTAGCAGTTCCCTCAAGGGATATCAGGATAATACACTACACAATCTGATAAATATGTCAAACCGAAACAGCAATAATAACGACCTTATAATTGACGCAGATCATCAGATGCACATCCGAACTCCCGGCCTTTACGTTGTAAACCAGAGTTATGGCACAGGCGGCGGTACAGTATACGAAACTAGAAATGATAGCGTTGAATTTGTCTACGAAGTAGGCAAGAGACATTCGACAGAGCTCTGGGTAGCCAATGCAGGTGAGGATGAGGGAGAAGTTTATTGTATGCTTCCTGCGCTCTTGGATGTACATTACGCTTCACACAACATAAAAAACGGTATGTGGATCACTGGAAGAACGACAAGATCAGACGTGGTTGGATAAGGAGCCAGATATGATAATTGATACAAAAGGTAATGAGCTTCATGCGTGGTATAGAAAAGATGGTCCACTAATCATGGACGCAGACAATAAGTATGGGATTGAGTTTGCCATTGGAGTTGAATACTCGGCCAAGCAGAAAGCACAGTTTTCAGAAATAAAAGAGCTGAAAAAGTATTTGAAAGATACGGACTACAGGGCTCTTAAGTATGCTGATGGAGCTTACACCGAGGAAGAGTATAGGCCATATAAAGAAGCCAGGGCAACAGCAAGAGCGCGGATAAATGAAATTGAAGAGGGCTTTACAGAACCTACTCTCACCAGAGAAGAGATAGATGAAGCCGAAAGGCTTGTAATGGAAAAACTGAAGGAGGATACAGATGATAACACAGACGATGAATCTTAACCTCATACCGGGACAGGTAAAGCCGAGATTCAATATCAGCCAGTATGATACAGGCTCAAGGACGTTGAGATTTCTTTTGTACAATGGAAGCAGTGCTTTCAACCTGACTTCTGCCATGAGTGTGCAGATTCAAGGGATAAAACCGGATAAGCATGGCTTTTCGTACAATGCGACCAAGACTACAGGTTCAAATGTAGTAACTGCAGATCTCACAGAGCAGATGTCGATAGTTGCAGGAGATGTTGAATGCGAGCTGGTTATATTGCAGAGCAGCAAAAGGCTTGGAACACTTAACTTTGTACTTGCTGTAGAAAAAGCTCCACTAAATGATGAAACGGATATTTCTGAAACGGAAGTTCCAACAATCATAGAACTTGCGGAAAGACAGCTTGAGGAATGCATCGAAAACAGGCTTGATGCAGAAGCATGGGCTAGGGGTACAAAAGGCGGAGCTGCCATCCCTTCCACTGATGAGCAGTACCATAATAACGCGAGGTATTACGCAGAGACAGCTATTGATTATGCAGAAGCCTCTCAGAAGTCGGCAGAGGATTCACAGGATTCAGCTGAGGATGCAGAAGCCTGGGCAATCGGACAGAGAAATGGTTCAGCCGTTCCAAGTAGTGACCATACTTATCATAATAATTCAAAGTACTATGCCCAGGAATCAGATCGTGTAGGAAAAGAGCATGCTGAAGATTCTGAAGCATGGGCAGTGGGTGAGAGAAATGGAAGCGCAGTTCCTTCATCGGATGAGACATATCACAACAATTCAAAATATTATGCAGAAGAAACTGACAGAGTTGGTAGCGAACATGTAAAGAATGCAGAGGCTTGGGCAGTTGGTGAAAGAGATGGAGTTCCTGTTTCATCAACAGATGAGACTTATGAAAATAACTCAAAGTACTATGCAGAAGAGGCGGCAGATTCACAGGCTGCAGCAAAACTTTCTGAACAGAACGCTAAGGCGTCAGAAGACATATTGAATTATTATGTCACTTTTGTCATTCCACGATTCATCATTCAGAACAACAGACTTTATATATCAAATGCAGCTGTAGGAGAGTTTATTACAGTCAACAACAGACTGTATATAAAGAATGCATCATAAGAAGGAGGTAAAAGATGGTAGAACCCACAGGATATACCGCGTTAGATCTGATAGGCTTTACTGATAAAGGCGATTATTCCTCATCGGAAACCTATGTAAAAAACGATCTTGTTATGTATGACGGTACAAAATGGAGATGTAAGGTTGATGATACTTCAGGTCAGACTCCTGGAGAAACGACTTACTGGACCAAGTTTATTGGTGGAGGCGGAACAGATGTGCCATTATCAGTAGTCAATGGAAAATTATGTATTACATATGAGACAACATAAGGAGGATAAAAATGAGTACAGTTACAAAACCAGTAATCCTGGATGAGACCGGGGGCAGGATTGCAGATGCTCTTGAAGCTCAGAACACAGCACATGGAAACATCTCAGCTCTAAAGACCACAGACAAGACAAGTCTTGTGGCTGCGATTAATGAGAATCATGACAATATTGAAGCTGAGGGAGCAAGGCTGACCAACCTTGAGGCTCTGATCAACCACAACATCCCTCGTAAGACTCCAAAAGATATCACATCATACATAACTGATGGCTCTATCTGGAACCGACTTAACGGCCTTGATGGATATGAGCTGTATGAGGACATTTATGTAGGTGATTATTGGCAAATGACAGAAGCTATATCGGCTTATAATCAGGACTCTACATATCAGCTTACAGGATCCGACTGGGTAACTATTGCCGGTATAGACTCACATATGGGTGACGGAGATGGTGGAGACAGTGTTTCTGTAGTCAATTATCATCACCTGGTAATGGTTGCAGGCAAAGGCTTTGGCGGTACACAGCATTTTGGAAGGAGCAGAATGAATTCTTCCGATGATACTACAGGCGGATATGTAGCATCAGAAATGCACACTACAACAATCGGAGCAGTAGCATCAACCGGAAAGAGAGCATCCGCTGATGCTACAGCTACGATCAATCAGCAGCTCAAGGCAGAATTTGGATCTCATCTTAAGACCACCAGAGAACTGCTTACAAATGCAATCAATGCCACAGGCTCAAACAGAATAACTGGTACCGGTGGCGGATGTGCATCTGGATGGGTATGGACAAGCTGCCAGGCAGTTCTTATGTCTGAGATTGAAGTATATGGATCAGTTGCCTTTGGGGCATCAGGACATGATATCGGCAATGCATGCAGACAGCTTCCTTTATTCAGACATAACCGTGAAGCTCAGAACAACAGAAGCTCATGGTATTGGCTGAAGGATATAGCTTCTGCGGCTAATTTCTGCGATTGCAACTACAGTGGCATTGCCAACTACCACAACGCTAGTTATGCCGGCAATTATGTTCGTCCCCGCTTCATCCTAGCTGCGTAAAGCAGCGGAATCATACATCTCCGCCCCGCTAGACGCGGGGCGGGGCCAAGATCGGAGCCAATAAATGTCAGTACTCAAGAATTTAGGAAATCTCTCAACAATGCAGTTTTATAAGACTGCAATAAACATACGAAAAGACATCACAGAATGGATGATGAGAGACTTTGGCACTACCAGGAACAAGAAGGGGATAGCCAAGGTTATAAAAGACATCGACGAAAATGATAAGAAGACAATAGATGAGATATTCGAAAAATACGGAAAAAGTCCACACAAAGAATTTCAGTCGGAGTATCCTGAGTGGTTCATGGAGTATGAGAGGGAGACTCTTTTTAAGATTATGCAGGAGCTCGTGGAAAACATAGTAAAGGCTAATAGCATATATGTAAGCAACAATACGGAGTATGAACTCCGAAGGGCATACCAGGATAAGGCGGTAGCGTGCTGTTATGCACTCTATCAGGAGCTGCAATACCTAAAGAAAGTAACCGGTACAGACTTAAATTATTTTGTCACTATTCTTGAAGAGATAGAGAAGGAAGTAGATCTTCTCAAAGGATGGAGACAATCAGAGAATAAACTAAAGGGTAATGTCTGTTAGCTTCTGCGGCTAATTTCTGCAATTGCAACAACAATGGCAATGCCAACTACAACAACGCTAGTAATGCCAACAATTATGTTCGTCCCCGATTTAATGTCATACAAAGGGCCAAGCGCCACGTATGTCTTGAAGGAGACATTATCCTATCCGAAAGGAGAATGAGCTGCATGATGCCATCTGATACGTCAGGTATGGCTATAAACATGCAGCATTAAAAAAATGTATGAAGTCCTGACAGATCTTGATGTTTTATATGACGCTTTTGAAAAGAGCAAGATGGGAGTTGACTGGAAGTGCTCGATTCAGAAATATGAGTATAATCTCCTTCCGGAACTCATGAAACTAAGGAGAAAGCTTCTCGAAGGCAAATATAAACAGAAACCATTCTTTGAGTTCGACATAAATGAACGTGGGAAACACAGACATATCAGGTCACTGCATATCTCTGACAGAGTACTTCAGAGAGCTTTATGTGACCGGATACTTATTCCTGTCTTCTACAGGTATCTGATTTATGATAATGGAGCAAGCGTTAAGGGAAAAGGAATAGAATTTACAAGACAGAGACTCATGGCTCATCTTCAGAGGTATTACAGGAGACATGGAAGTAAAGGATACATCCTTTTGGTAGATTTCTCCAAGTTCTTTGACAGTATTCCACATGACAAGCTCATGGAAATGATACATGAAAAGATAGATGATGAGAAAGTGGTAAATCTCCTTAAGGAAGTGATCTCAACTTTTGACCAGGGAGACCACAGATCTTTAGGAATAGGCAGCCAGATATCACAGATATTTGGCATTTATTATCCTACAAGGATAGACAATTACATCAAGATAGTGAAAGGCTGTAAGTACTATGGCAGATACATGGATGACTTTTATGTCATCCATCACGATAAAGAATTCTTAAAAGAACTTCTCACAGAAGTCACAGCGATAGCAGAAGGCCTTGGCCTTACGATAAATCAGAGAAAAACACAGATATATCGCATAGACAGAGGCTTCACATTTTTAAAACTCTATACCTTTGTGACTCCGACAGGTAAGATCATCAGAAAGCCTTGCAAGAAAAACATAGTACGTCAACGCCGGAAGCTCAAGAAGATGTATAAGAATGGGACAAACTTTGATGATGTACTTGAATCATATAAGTCCTGGAGAGGCAACATATTAAAATACAACGGCTACCATGCAGTTAAAAACATGGATAGCCTATTTTATTACTATTTTGGAGAGCAGCTTTATGCAGAACGCAAAAGTATTGAGTCAAAAAGAAGTAAGGGCAATTATAGCAGAACACTTTAATGTGCCTGAGAACAAGGTCATTACTTCAAAATACAGTTACATGGTTTTATCAGATGAGGAACCATCTGAAGAAAAAATAAGCAAAGGAGACTAAGCATGGATAAGACAATCTACAGCATCACTTTAGGTGATGGCAAGGTCATTGAAGACCTGACAATGAATGGCAACAATTTTGTTTCACAGGCAGAAGTTACAGAGGACGACTTCACGGATCTTTCCCAGATAACTATCACAGGCTCAGACGGAACAGAAGAGATTCTTAAGAATGTGGAGCTGAACCAGATTGCCCACTATTCTGATGGATGGTATTTCATCTTAAGAGAGCTCACACTGGAAGAAATAAGAAACAACAATAATGAGGCGCAGATATTCTACACGGCAATAGCAACAGATACACTGATGGAGGACTGATATGAGCAAAAATTTTGAAAAGATCAAGAAATGGTACAAGATGAAAATCTACACAGAAAAGCACCTGAAGTTATTCGTTGAAAAAGGACAGATCACTCCTGAGGAATATGAACTCATCACAGGTGAGCCATATGAGGAATGAAGAATATGAGCTCATAAAGAGTCAGAATCAGATTATAAAGGAACAGGCCAGAGTAATAGACAGCCTGTTCCTTTTGCTTATGCAGCATATTTCTGCCGAGGAACTGGACAACATCGGAGAAGTGAAAAAAATCAATGAAATAGCAAAGATGAAAGAAGACATAGGAGGATGTGAGGATGATTACTGCTAAAAGAGGTGACGGAACTAGTACAAGGGCTGAGTTCTCTTTCAAAGGCCTTGCGGCAGACACAAAGCCAACAGGTACATATCAGGGAATAGAGATAGAAAACGGCTCAAGCTTTTTGGAACTGGATACAAAGACGATTATGTTTTATGACGAAGCGTCACAGTCTTGGGTGTAAGGGAGGTAGAGCATGGGACTTAAAGCAGAGGAAGTATTGGCGATAGCCAACAAACACACAGATAACGTGCTCGGAGGAATTGATACTATAGAGGGTAAGCCTTGTACAATTGCAAGTATCACGGACATAACAGGTGGCCATAGAGTAACATACAGATGGACTGCTGATGACGGCTCCACAAAGACAAAGACCATGGACGTAATGGACGGAAGCCAGGGACCACAGGGAGTCAAGGGAGATACCGGAAACACAGGAGCGCAGGGACCTCAGGGTGAAACCGGGCAGGCAGCCACGATAGGAATAGGTTCAGTTACTTCCGGCGTGACTCCCAGTGTCACAAATGGAGGAACATCGCAGAATGCAATCTTGAATTTTGTCCTTCCAAAAGGAGATAAAGGCGACAAGGGAGATAAAGGAGAAGACGGACAAAACGGTAGCTCTTTTTCTATCAAGTCAAGATTTGCTACTGAGGCAGATCTGATAGCGGCTTTCCCTGATGGACCTGAAAATGAAGGAGATGCCTACTTTGTTGGTACATCCTCAAGCCCCAATCTGTACGTGTGGCTTGTAGATGACCATGAGTGGCATAATAATGGACCTATTGCAGGCGTCAAAGGAGACAAGGGCGACCAGGGAGACGAAGGTTTTTCTCCTGTTGCAAGCGTCACAAAGGATCAGGCAACCGGAATAGTTACCATAACCATAAGAGATAAGACAAGCCAGACAACAGCAACTGTCACAGACGGAGCTAACGGAAACGACGGATCAGATGGAAAGAGCGCCTATGAAGTTGCCTGTGATGAGGGCTTTGTAGGTACAGAGGCTGAATGGCTTGCATCCCTTGTAGGGGAAAAAGGAGAAGATGGGGAGAACGGAGCAAACGGAACAGATGGAGTAAGCCCTACTGCCAACGTCACAAAAGATGGTGAGGTTGTCACAATCCATATAGAAGATGCTTCAGGAACGACAGAGGTAGTGCTTGATATGTCCGAGATGTTTAATCATAACATTCCGCGTAGGACTCCAAAGGACATCACAGCCTATGTAACAGACGGATCGATCTGGGACAGACTTAATGGAACAAACGGATATGCTTTATACCAGGACCTTTATGTAGGAGACTACTTCCAGATGTCGAGAGCCATCACTGCACCTAACCAGGATTCTCAGTATGCTACCACAGGATCCGACTGGGTAACAATCGCCGGAATAGATACCAGGATGGGTGACGGAGATGGTGGTGACAGCGTTTCTGTTGTTAATTATCATCATCTTGTCATGGTGCCTGGCAAAGGTTTTGGAGGCACGCAGCACTTTGGACGTAAGCGCATGAACTCCACTAACGATACCACAGGAGGATATGTGGCATCAGAGATGCATACAGCAACTATCGGAGCAGTTGCTTCCTCCGGATCCACAGCTTCAGGAGCTACAATCAATCAGCAGCTCTACGCTGAGTTTGGTTCACACCTTAAGACAACAAGGGAGCTCCTTACAAATACCCTGAACGCTACCGGTTACAACAAGTTTGGAACAAATTCTGGCTGCTCAAGTAACTGGGCATGGACGAGCTGCCAGGCAGTCCTCATGTCAGAAGTAGAATGCTATGGCTCTACTGTATGGTCATCAGCAGGATATGACACCGGAAATGCATGTGACCAGCTTCCTCTTTTCAGGAACAACAAAGAAGCCCGCAACAACAGGAGCGGATATTACTGGCTGAAGGATATAGCTTCTGCGGCTAATTTCTGCTATTGCAGCAACAATGGCAGTGCCAACTGCAACAACGCTAGTCGTGCCAACCTTTATGTTCGTCCCCGCTTCATCCTAGCTGCCTAAGCAGCGGAATCGTACATCTCCGCCCCGCTAGATGCGGGGCGGCTTCATAAGGAGAAATTATGTTCACACCCGAACAGATAGGAGCATTCATCATTGCGGCCGCAGGCTTTGCGCTTACAGTTCTCAATCTGATAGATAAGACTATAACACTGAAAAAGAATGCGAATGTCCCACAGAAATTGCTGGAGGAAAGAATAAAAGTTCTCGAAGTAAAAATGGAGGAACATGACAGATCTCTCCAGAGTGGCAGGGATGAATTCAGGGAGCAAAGAGAAACCAATGAAGTGTTGCTTACATGCATGCTTGCGCTGGTAGACTTTGAACTGTCATATTGCAGCCATACAAATTATGATGAGGACACCACAGACCTAATGAAAGCAAAGGATACATTAAGAAAGCACCTTGCTCACAGGTGATAGGAGGATCCTGAACATGAAAAAGCAGACCAGGAAAAAGAAGATAGATCAGATCGTGAGGGGAGTCCTTGCGTACTGGGTTATCTTCGTTATTGTTGCATGGATCACCTTCTGGGTAAAAGATTCAGTCCCTGATACGCTGGTTCAGTTTGGACTTGGTGGTGGAGCTGTGGAGCTCCTTATCAGCGGACTCATCGAGATAGCAAGAGATAAACTGAACAAGGAGGAAAAGACAAATGAATGATATTACTTTTACTATTCTTAAGGCTGTAGTCTCTGTATGCGTAGCCCTGATCACAGCATATGTTATTCCATACCTTAAGACTAAGCTGGCAGATGCAAAGTATGAGAGGCTTCTTAAGATTGTCGTTACTGCTGTTGAGGCAGCAGAGCAGACGTTTAAGAAAGCAGGCCAGGGGGCAGTCAAGAAAGATGATGTTCTTGCCTTTGTTACTAAGTGGATGGTAGACCACGGTATCAATATCACACAGGAACAGCTTGACCGGCTCATAGAAGCTGCCGTCTTTGAAATGAATAAGGAGAAGAAAAATGGCAACCAGCGCGCAGGTAACTGAATTCTTAAATAAGATGATACCTATTGCAAAGGCACAGGCAAAGAAGCATGATGGAAAACTCTTTCCATCAGTGTGCATTGCGCAGGCCTGTTGTGAGTCAGCCTATGGGACATCCCCAAAGATGATCAGGGCAAATGCGTTATATGGTATCAAAGTGGGAAAGAACAAGGTCCATTTTGGAAAAGCGTGGAAGGACAAGGCATATTCTACAACGACAAAAGAATGCTACGATGGGAAGACTTATCAGAACATCACAGACCTGTTCAGAGCCTATGATTCTGTAGAGGATGCTACAGAGGATTATATGGATATGCTCTGCAGCTGTTCCAGATATGCGAAAGCGCTTAATTGCGATTCTCCCAGGGCTTCCATCTATGGAATTAAGAACGGAGGCTATGCTACAGCACCGAATTATGTGACAACGATAATGAATATCATCCGGAAGTATAACCTCACTCAGTATGATCCTGGAGAAGCGCAGGGCCACAATCCTTATGATGCGCCTACGATCACTCTGCGAAAAGGAGCAAAGGGAACAGCAGTCAGATGGCTTCAGTGGGAGCTGAATAATGACATGGGACTGTCTCTTGTGGTGGATGGTATCTTTGGAGCAAACACGGAAAAGATTGTGCTTCAGTATCAAAAAGAACACGGCCTTGTTCAGGACGGAGTAGTAGGAAGAAAGACAATCGAAGCTTTACAGAAATAACATTTTGACTATAATAGTATTTAAAAGTAGTCAAAAGTAAACAAAGGTAGTTTCCATTAATATAGAAGGAACAGGAATCCATTTTGACCATAATGTAACCAAAATGTAACTTTCGCATCCGGCAAAAGGCATGGTTAAGCGATTGAACTTTTGGCTACGGACCAGAAGGTCGTGGGTTCGAATCCTGTCACGCACACTGTAAGATGCATCTAGTTTAACATTAGATGCATCTTTTTTTGTGCTCTTTTGTTTGTTATAATCGGAGTTATGATGAAAAAATATGATTTAATTTGTCCATGCCATTTTGGTTTGGAATCCGTTTTAAAAAAAGAAATAATAGACCTTGGCTATGATATTACAGAAGTCTCAGACGGAAGGATTTCTTTTGCCGGAGATGCAGATGCTGTATGTCGCGCCAATATCTGCCTGAGAACTGCAGAAAGAGTCCTTATTAA